CGTCTTCTATACGGTTGCCGAAGTTATCAGGAAGAGACATTTCAATCCCTTGCGTAGGGTTTTGAGTATCTAAATGTGCAGAAGCATATTCACCTTCAGGTACTTTAGTTTCGCTTATACCTATAGGAAATTTACCTGTACCAAAAATAACATCTACTAATTGTCCAAAAGCAGCTAGTACTTTAGTCTTAGTAACTTTTACAAATACTCTAGACTTTTCAGACTCTCTAAACTTAACATTCTTAGCGTAAAGTCCTCTGTAGTTTTCGTATGCTTGTAACCAACGTCTTTCATCTACTTGACGAGATTCTTCTGCATGTTCAAATCTGTCTTTAATAATACCGACAAGATTAACACGTTGAGAAAACTCTAAGTCTAAAATTTTTCCAGACTCACCTTCTACTTCTTCGTAGATATTGTTAGCACTTAAAAATGTATTTTCGTTTTCTTCCATATATAATAACCAAAAATTAAATTAACAGGACTATAAACTGGAATTAATATTCTACACCGAGTACTAGCTCTAAATCACCTACTGAAAAACCGGGAGTTACATCTGTTCCTGCAAGAAATGCAAAACAATAAACACTCGTAGTTCCTGCGGCTGCTTGTAATAAAATAGGAAATCTTGCTTTAGCTATATCATCTCCAGCAGTCTCAGCAAAACCTTCTTGGTTTCTATCAAACCTAAAAATTCTACCACCACCGTAGTTGTAATCGTCAGCAGAGCCATCAAGTGTTAAAGTTCCCATTACTTTTGCAGCAGCAAAATCAGCATCTGATACATTTCTTGCAGCATTTACAGTACCCATAGTTTGATTTACTTGACAAAAGAATATTTCTGCATCAAATACATCATTAGATTTAGAAATAATCATAGCCGATACAAGCTTAGAACATTCTCCTTTTTTTCCAACAGCTAATGGTATTTCCATTGTATCAAACAAAATATCATTGTTTCCATAGGTAACTCCTGTAATAGTGGGTGTTACTCTAATAACTCTTCTAGCGTTTTGATTCATGGTCATTACTTCTCCTAGTACCCAAATGTTGAGTCTGATGGTATATAAACATCACTTCTAATTCTTAATCTTCTGTCATATGGATGATCTACTCTTGGTCGGCTCATTAACATATAACGTAAAGCATCGTAAGCGTGATCTGAAGCGTGTGTATCTACATCTTCAGAATTAGTTTTAGATAGTGGAATACCTTGCAACTCCCTAATAAGGTTAATGCAATTCTTCACTATCTGTAATCTAGGTCTGTTATTTTCAGGTCGCTTTCTTAAATGTTCGTGTATCTGAATTTTACCTGCAACTCTGTTTTTATCAGCCCTTCTTAATTTATGGCCTTTATTGACAAGTATTTCGCCAATAGTAGGCCCTGAGTAACCTGTCCTAGCCCACGCTGCTGTATCTAATACACCAGATATAGACTTAATTTCAGGTTCTTCTAACTGTGTTAATTTGTCAGCTAACGCATTTCCTGTAAGACCTTTCTGGTAGAGTTCTCTATATATTATGATGGTCTTATCTTCAGGATCAATGGCAGCCCACAAACAACAACTTTCTGCAGCGTATCCATAGTCTACGCCTTTAAACCTTTCCCACCAAGACGGTATATCAAAAGGATCTATAATGTGGTGTTCAGGATCAAACTCCGCAAATGCTGCTCCTTCTGCTATATCCCAATTACCATCTAGTAATTGTTTACGTTGTACAGCAGGAAGCGAGTTAAGCATCCTTTCGTATTCACCGTCTTCTGCTAGATAAGGATTATCCTGTAATCGAGCAGGGATGAATTTTCTTGTTAACCCATCATGTCCTATAAATGCTGCGTTAGGATCTGAAGGGTTTACATATCTTTTCTTTACCCACTGTGCGCCAACTCCACCTGGATTTGCCGTACATCTTAAATAAGTTTGTAAATTTTTATCTGTTGTTCTTAATCTTGAGGCTAAATAGTTCCAACCAAACTCTGTAGGTAGATGAGTTATCTCATCAAACCCTATCCAAGAATATGCCTGACCTTGATAACGGTAGACATCTGCATCTCGTTCAAGGAAGCCGAATTCTATTTTAGCTCCACTAGGAAACTGCCATAGCTTTTCTACTTCTTTAAACCTAGCCCCTTCAAAGGCTTTAGGATATAGTTCTCTTGACTTATCTATTAACTCTCTTAACTCAGGCATTGACTTTCTAAGTATCAATGCTCTGTGTACAGGATTGTGACAAGAGCGCAATGGATCTATTAACATTGCATAACTCTTACCACCACCTGCAGCTCCACCGTATAAGACATCCTTTTCTGGTGCAGCTAAAAAATCTTTCTGTGGCCCTTCGTTAGGCATAAACTCAACGTAGGAATTTGTAGCGTCTAAATGTTGTTGTATAGCATCAGGAAGTTCTTTGCTTTCTGTTTCAGTAATAACATTAGATGTTAAAACTTTCTTAGTCTTAGCTAACTTTTTCTCTTCTTTAACTAAGTTCCTGCGTAGTTTTGTAACTTTAGATTTTTTCTTCTTTAAAGCTTTCTGTGCGTGTAGTGCTGCTCTAACAACAGATAGTTCTGTATTCTTCGGTCTACCCCTTCTCTTCTGCGGAGTTCCGTCTTTCTTTAGTATATAGTTCCCTTGAGCATCTGTCAAGTAATTTTTAGGATTTTTTATCCAATCTTCCATATACTTTATCCGTGTGTTTTTTTAAACCCATTCTAGTAATCTTTCTACCTGTTTCAGCTTCTAACCAATCTACACCAATACCTAGACTAATTTCTCCTGCGTGTACAGACTCAGCTACTTCTTTAAGTATATCTATTTGTTCTGGTATAGGTTTTAAGTACCCGTCAACAGGAGACAACTCATAACCAAAGGGAACAGTAGAAGATGTTCTTCTAACATAGTTATCAGGAGTTAATATACTCATTTCATTAAGCTGTTGCATAAGACCACCTAATGTCACCACTTAACCTTATTAGCCCAGTAAGCTGCTGACGTTTTACCTTTCTTTATATTTTTACCGTGCCTGGCTTTAAATGATTTACGTTTAGCTTTCATTCTATCAGACTCACCAGCTTTAGGTTTACCTGCAGTACTTGCGCCCTTTTCACCAAAGCGTATCATACGCAACTTACCGTTATCTTTAATAAGAACAACATGACTTTTTGTACCTTTTGATGAAGCTTTAGGTTTGTTTAAACCTTCAAATGTTTCACCTCTGTGTGTTATACTCATTATCGTTTCTTTCCTTTATGTAATCCATGTTTAGCGTATTGCTTGCCTTTCTTAGTAGCTTCTCGTTTCTTTTTATTTGCTGCTGCTAGTTTCTTTTTACCTGCTGCAGTTGATTTAAGTTTTGTTATAGTTGCAGCAGGAGCATAGACTTCCCCTGTCTTAGAAGACTTCTTACCACTAGCTGTACGCCACTCCTGCTTTGTCCATTTCTTTAGAGACTTTTGAGATTTCTTTAAGGCCACTACTTCTTGCCTCGTGCCTTCACTTGTGCTTTCTTAGATAAATCTTTTAAATGAAAAAGCTTGGCGCTTGTTTTTGTATGAGTTTTGTTTGTGTGTAAAGATCCATTAGGCATCTTGTGTACAGCACCTTTATGCTCAGTACCATCTTTTTTAAAGTGTTTAACTCCCTTTGCCATTACATCTTTTCCATATCTTGAACAGACTTAAACTTGACAACTCCGCCATCCATCATTTTATTGCGCTTAGAGTTGTACATTCCACCGCCCATCATATTCTTACGTTTTGAATCGTACATTCCACCACTCATCATTTTTTTTCTATCTTTCATTTGTATCCTCCACCTGCTTTTTTATACTCACTAGCCAGTAGTTGAGCTTTACGCGCAGACCATTGACCAGCATTACCACCTTTACTACCTGCTTTGATCTTATTGAAAAGACGTTTACGCATAGTAGGCTTAGTGTAGTTACCTGCTTTGTTTACTGTTGATTTCTTTTTCTTGACGGCCATAACTTTTCACTTGTAATAAAGCTTCGTTATACTGAAGCTGTTCTTTACGGCTTCTTAACTGCTGCCGTTGTTGCTTCTTTGCTTGGTTTTTAAAATAGTTGTCTCTATTTCCCTTGTTCACA